ACACATCTATTGCAAGAGAGGGCGATCAGATATCAATAGTAGGTTCATCAACGGTATTTCCTTTTTCAACCATAGTTGCAGAAAGATTTGCAAAAAACACTAATTTTAAAGCACCTGTAATAGAATCAACTGGTTCAGGTGGTGGATTCAAGCTTTTCTGTTCTGGAATTGGACTTGAACATCCTGACGTTACAAATGCTAGTAGAGCAATAAAATCAAGTGAAAAAGAAAACTGTACTGCTAATGGAATAACTCCAGTTGAATATTTGATTGGTTACGATGGCATTACTTTTTCTAACAGCAACAAAGCAGATAAGTTTACTTTGACGAAAGAGGAAATTTTCAAAGCAGTTTCTGCAAAAATTATGTCAAACGGTAAAATGGTAGACAATGGTTATAAGAAATGGAGTGACATAAACCCTTCATTGCCAAACGTAAAAATAGACGTTCTTGCTCCTCCACCATCATCAGGTACTAGAGATGCTTTCGTTGAACTTGTTATGCACTCAACTTGTAAAAAGGTATATAAAATGCCTAAAAAAGGTGATGATGGCTACAAGGCTCTTTGTTCTGCACTTAGAGAAGACGGTGCTGTTACCGAAGCAGGAGAAAATGACAACCTAATAATTGAAAAACTAGCAGCCAACAAAGATAGGTTTGGCATTTTTGGATTTTCTTTCCTAGACCAAAACAAAGACAAAGTACAAGGATCTCTTGTTGATGGTGTTGAGCCAAGCATGGCGACAATAGCTGATGGATCATATGGGGTTAGTAGACCATTATTCTTTTATGTAAAAAAAGAGCATGTGGGTGTAATACCGGGAATCCAAGAATATGCAGACTATTTTATGGGATTGACAAAAAGTGGTGGTCCTTTGGAAGCGGCAGGCTTGATACCTAAGCCATAGATCTACCTATTTTTTACAAGGACAAAGCGTGTCAACAATAACAGCAACGCACTCGTATAACAACACTAATTCGTATAATACGACCAATACGATAATAAATAACTTGACAATAGCTCCAGATAAAAGCTATAATACTCACAGAGTTGTTACACAGAAGTATCAACTAGACTTACAGCAAAGGTTTCAGGAAGCAATGAGAGCCTTGCTGTATATGTTATTAATGCAAACATTATATAAGAACCAAATGTTTGATATGTTAGGTGCTGTCAAGTACCATAGATCAATAGATTGGAGAGCATAAGTATGGCATTTCATTTGTCCAAGAAGAGTTATAGAAAGTTAGAGGGAGTAAACCCTCAGTTAGTAGAGACTGTAGAAAAAGCCATAAAGCTGACGAAAGTGGACTTCGGGGTCATATATGGGGTTCGTACCTTAAATGAACAAAAGAAACTATACGAAGCAGGACGATCACAGACAATGCGCAGCAAACACCTTTTACAAGATGATGATACATCACATGCCGTAGACTTAATGGCATACGATGGCAAAAAGCCATGTTGGGAATTAAACTTGTATGATGACATTGCCGATGCAATGAAAACTGCTGCTAAAGAAACAGGAGCAGTGATTCGTTGGGGAGCTGCATGGAATATAGATAATATAGCTGAATGGGATAGACCAATGGAAGATGCCATGAACCACTACATAGATGTACGTAGAAGTCAGGGCAGAAGACCGTTCATTGATGGTCCTCATTTTGAACTGAATTAAGGATATTAATATGAGTATGAAAACAAGTAAAATACCCCCAAAACGTCCTGAAAATTTGCAAGGGCTTACATGGAAAAAGTATTCTAAACTTTTAGATTTGGCTATTCAGCAAAGAGAGGGTGAAATTCCTTTAAGTAAAAAAGAAAAAGCACAACTAGCTACTCAATTAGGTCAATTAGCTGAAGAAGAAGCAATGGGAGGGGGAGATTTTACAACAGGGAATTACAAAGGTGGCTCAATACAAAAGAAAGCTAAAGGTGGTATGATAGACTATCGTAAAACAGGAATGTTTTATGGTGGAGGTATGGCAAAGAAGAAAAAATATTAATGGCACTTCCTGAACGTGTAAAAAATAAGATGAAAGAGGTTGGACTTAAAGCAGTCAATAAACCTCAAAGACTACCTTCTAGCGACACTTCAGGTAAATCACATCACGTTATGGCAAGTGAAGGTGGTAAGTATAAGTATATAAAGTTTGGACAAAAGGGTGTTAAGACTAATCAGACAGTAGGGCAAAGAAAAGCGTTTAAATCAAGACATGCTAAAAACATTTCCAAAGGTAGAATGTCAGCAGCATATTGGGCAGACAAAGTAAAGTGGAGTCCAAGTAAAACAAAATCACCTTCTAAGAAATGGGTAAAAGGTTCATAATATGACACGACAACTAACAGAAAAACAACAAAAGTTACTAGCTGTGCTTTTTGACGAAGCAGGGGGCGATGTAGCTGTTGCTAAACGTCTTGCAGGATATGCCGAGGGGTCTAGCACTACAGAAATAGTAAAGGGCTTAAAACAGGAAATCTTGGATGCTACACAAGAATACATGGCTAGAAATGCACCAAAGGCTGCTGTAGCTATTACGGGTGGCTTGTTTGATCCTACTGAACTAGGTATTCGTGACAAAATGGCTGCAGCTAAAGAACTGCTTGACAGAAGTGGTTTAATCAAAACTGAAAAGGTTCAGGTAGAAACATCTGGTGGGGTAATGCTAATGCCACCTAAAGAAAAAAGTGATAATGACTAGATCACTAGGTAGATGGAAGCTACCACAGCCGACAGACATGAAAGAAGAAAAAGAATGGGTGGCTATACCTAAAATAGCACGTACAATACCATTCGGCTATACAATAGATGAAAATGATCCTGACTTACTTCAACCAATAAAAGTAGAGTTAGATTTACTAGAAAAAGCACGAGAGTACATTAAACAGTATTCCTACAGAGAGGTGGCAAATTGGCTAACAAAAAACAGTGGCAGAGAAATATCTCACGTAGGTTTAATGAAACGATTAAAGAATGAACGACAACGTAAGAACCAAGCTACAAGCTTACGCAAATGGGCAAAATATGCCGAAAAGGCGATCAGCAAAGCGAAAGAACTCGAAGAAAGTCGTACAGGAGCAACCGAAGAAGCCCGAAACTAAAATAACAGATCCAGTTCAAGTAGAATTAATACCTATAGAAGAAACAAGAAATGTTATTTTTCAGCCAAATGAAGGACCTCAAACATCGTTTTTGGCTGCAAGTGAAAGGGAAGTTCTATATGGTGGATCAGCAGGGGGTGGCAAATCCTACGCTATGCTTGCAGACCCTTTACGTTACATGGGACATCCTTCGTTCAGTGGCTTGCTCTTGCGTCACACCACTGAGGAACTACGAGAGCTTATATTTAAAAGCCAAGAACTGTACCCGAAAATCTGGAAGGGTATCAAGTGGTCAGAACGAAAGATGCAGTGGGTTGCTCCGTCAGGGGCGAGACTGTGGATGTCTTACCTCGACAGAGATGATGATGTTCTACGATATCAAGGACTAGCGTTTAGTTGGATAGGCTTTGACGAACTTACACAGTGGGCAACACCTTATGCTTGGAATTATATGAGATCACGTTTACGTTCTACGGCATCTGACTTGCCTATCTATATGAGAGCTACAACAAATCCCGGTGGACGAGGACATCATTGGGTAAAGAAAATGTTTATTGACCCTGCACCGTATAATAGTACATTTAATGCCACAGACGTTGAAACAGGAGAGGAACTTAAATATCCTTCAGGACACCAAAAAGCAGGACAGCCTTTATTTAAACGTAGGTTTATACCTGCACGACTTACAGACAACCCTTATTTATCTGAGCAAGGAGATTATGAAGCAATGCTTTTATCCCTTCCTGAACAGCAAAGAAGACAATTACTGGAAGGCGATTGGGATATTAAAGAAGGAGCAGCTTTCACCGAGTTTGATCGCAACATACATGTGGTTGAGCCTTTCCATATACCTAGTAATTGGGTTAAGTTTCGGGCATGTGACTATGGGTATGGAAGTTATTCTGCCGTTGTCTGGTTTGCTGTTGCTCCGTCAGAACAACTCGTAATATACAGAGAGTTGTATGTATCAAAAGTATTAGCTACAGACTTGGCTGATATGATACTAGAAGAAGAAGCAGAAGACGGTAACATGAAGTATGGAGTGCTAGATAGTTCGTTATGGCACAAAAGAGGAGACACTGGTCCTAGCTTGGCAGAACAAATGATTATGAGGGGATGCAGATTTAGACCTTCAGATAGAAGTAAAGGAAGTAGAGTATCAGGTAAAAATGAAGTACATAGAAGATTGCAAATTGATGAATATACAGAAGAACCGAGAATGGTTTTTTTCAACACTTGCACTAACATGGTTTCGCAACTACCTGCAATACCTCTTGATAAAAAAAATCCTGAAGATGTAGACACTAATTCAGAAGATCACTTGTATGACGCATTAAGATATGGTATAATGTCAAGACCACGGTTTAGTATATTTGACTATGATACTGCAGGAAGACCATCACAATCAATGCCTGTAGCTGACGCAACATTTGGATATTAATAATATGGCAGAAGAAGACAACACAATAGACGAAGAAATATTTATAGATGATTCATCTGTATCATTAGAAGACTCTGACAACGGTACAGAAGATGAATACAAAAGTGGTAACATTATTCCATTTATTATGGAAAGATACAAGAGAGCCGATGACTACAGAGAACAAGATGAACAAAGATGGCTCAGAGCTTACAGAAACTATCGTGGACTATATGGTTCAGATGTGCAGTTTACTGAAGCAGAAAAATCAAGAGTATTTATAAAAGTAACAAAAACTAAAACTCTGGCTGCATATGGTCAGATAGTAGATGTTTTATTTGCAAACAATAAATTTCCATTAACAGTAGAGCCTACAGAACTACCAGAAGGTGTAGTAGCTGATGTAAGCTTTGACCCTAAAGAACCAGAGAATATAAGAGGTGCTTTGGATGAAATGGAAAGTCCTTATGGTTTTGCAGGGGACGGTAAAGATTTACCTGCAGGAGCTACAAAAGAAAGTTTAGCTGAAAAGTTAGGACCTTTAGAGGGTAAGTTTGATGACGTAGAAAATTTGCGAGAGGGTGTAGGCAAGACACCTACGGCTGTTACATTTAGTCCTGCAATGATCGCTGCAAAAAATATGCAGAAGCAAATACATGACCAGTTAGAAGAATCAAATGCAAACAAACATCTACGAAGCACAGCTTTTGAAATGGCTTTGTTTGGTACTGGTGTTATGAAAGGACCATTTGCTGTAGACAAAGAATATCCAAATTGGGACGAAGAAGGTGAATACAGTCCTGTATTTAAAACAGTACCACAAGTTTCACATGTGTCAGTATGGAACTTCTTTCCTGATCCTGATGCAAACAATATGGATGAAGCACAGTATGTAATAGAGAGACACAAACTTTCAAGGTCACAGCTACGTGCATTAAAGAAACGACCTCATTTTAGAGGTACAATAATAGATGAAGCGATTGCACTAGGCGAAAACTATAACAAAGAATATTGGGAAGATGACTTATCTGATTACTCACCTGAACATGCAATAGCACGATATGAAGTGTTAGAGTATTGGGGAATGTGTGACACACAAATGCTCATAGATCAGGGAGTAGATGTACCTAGTGAGCTATCAGATTATGATGAAATACAAGCTAACATATGGATATGTAATGGCAAAGTGTTAAGAATGGTGTTAAATCCATTTAAACCTGCTACTATACCTTACATGGCTGCACCTTATGAACTTAACCCATACAGCTTTTTTGGTGTGGGTATTGCAGAAAACATGGACGATACACAGACATTGATGAACGGCTTTATGCGAATGGCTGTTGATAACGCTGTAATGTCAGGTAATCTGCTTATAGAGATAGATGAAACCAACTTAGTTCCCGGACAGGACTTGAGTGTATATCCCGGAAAAATCTTTAGAAGACAAGGCGGCGCTCCCGGACAAGCTATTTTTGGTACAAAGTTTCCAAACGTATCAAACGAAAACATGCAACTGTTTGATAAAGCACGAGTGCTTGCAGACGAAAGTACAGGACTGCCAAGCTTTGCTCATGGACAAACGGGTGTACAGGGTGTAGGACGAACTGCATCAGGTATATCTATGCTTATGAACGCAGCGAGTGGTGGTGTAAAGAATGTTATAAAAAATGTAGACGATTACTTGCTTAGACCTTTAGGTGAAGGACTGTTTAGATTTAACATGCAGTTTAACTTTGATAAAAACACTAAAGGTGATTTAGAAGTTAAAGCTAGAGGTACAGAAAGCTTAATGGCAAACGAAGTGCGTAGTCAAAGACTTATGCAATTTCTACAAGTGGCAAGTAATCAGTCGCTTGCACCGTTTGCAAAGTTTCAATACGTAATACGAGAGATAGCTAAGTCACTGGACTTAGATCCAGAGAAAGTAACCAACAACATGGACGAAGCTGCACTACAAGCAGAAATAATGAAGAAATTCCAACAGCAACAGCCCCCACAACCACAGTCAGCACCTGCAGGAGCAAACCCAATGGACCCCACAGGAGCAGGTGGTGCGACTATAGGAACAGGGCAAGTACCAATGCCACAAGAACAAGGATTTACAGGAAATGAACAACCAAGTCAACGACCTCCAGAACAAGCTACTGAGCAAGCTCAAGCCCCTAGTCAACAACAAGGACCAATGGGACGGCTTCAGTGAATACGTTAATTACCTAATAGCACAAAACCACGCTATTATGGAACAAACAAATGATTTAGTTATACTGCACAGATCGCAGGGAGCTATTTTAATGTTACGCAGACTACGGCAGTTAAGGGATGCAGTAAATTCTAATGGAAAAGCTTAAATTTGCAGATGGTTCAAGTGGTTCTACTAATGCTATAACCGAACATCATTTTAGAAATATAGCAGAGAAAAAAGCAGTTAAAAATAAAGATGGTTCTTTATCTACCGTAAAAACAAGAATAGTTGAAATAGATGGTGTAGAAACATTAATACCAACTATATGGGACGGAAAAGAAAGAAGTATACAAGAATCTATAAAAAGAGCAAAAGAAAGTGGTAAAAATTATCCAAAAGCTTTACCTACTAAAGAGGGAAGAGAAGCGTTACAAAAACTTGATAATGCTATACATGTTGAAATGAAGCCTATATCTGCAGAAAAAGCTAAAGAAATATTAGAAAATAGATTTGATCCCCAAGGAGAGGGATATGATTTTGAAACTGCTGATAAATTTAATATAAAACCTGATAAAAGTGGACATTATCAAAGTAGAGTGCCTGAAACTGGAATGATATTAAAGGGAAAGAACCATCCTACTTTTCATAAAACAGTAAAAGCAGATGAAGAATTAGGTTATAGAATAGTACAAGGAACAGATGGTAGGTACTATTCATTTAAGAAACCGTTAGCTAGGGCTGAAGGAGGAGCAATAATGGAAAATCAAATGGAAATGGCTTTCATGCAGGAAGGTGGAATGCAAGATGATGGAGGAAAAGTAGAGCCAACATCAGGTAACGAAGTTCCTTCTGGATCACTAGAAGATGAAGTAAAAGATGATATACCTGCGATGTTAAGCGAAGGAGAGTTTGTATTTCCTGCTGATGTTGTTCGTTTTATTGGTTTAAGCAATCTAATGAAGATGCGTCAAGATGCCAAGCAAGGCTTAAAGATGATGGAAAAAATGGGACAGTTAGGTAATCCAGACGAAGCTGAGATACCCGATGATGTTCCATTTGAAATGGCAGACTTGGTTGTTGTAACAGGCGAGATGAAAGAAGAAGATAAAGAAGAAAAAGCTGAAGGTGGTGTAGTAGGATTACAAACAGGTGGTTTATTAAATGACCCAAGATTTACAAGTCAAACAACTGCAGGAACACAGCCAACAGAATACACTGAAGAAGAAAAGCAAGAGATAAAAGATGCATTAGAGGGTACACCTACTCGTGGACAAGTAACACTTAAAAAGATAGTCAACCCAGACAATCCAGAAGATTTTGAGATGCATCCTTATGATGGGGACGAGCCAATGTTTCCATTACCAGAGGGATATGTTTTAGATGATACACCTACTGAGCAACAACTTGATACAAGACCTTCAGGCAGAGTAACAACAGGAACAGATTCAGGCGATACAGGTGGGGGTTCTCAAACAGGAAGATTTACTGAGCCAGTAATAGATCCATTTACAGGACAACCTGAAGCTAGACCTACAGTAGAAATGTCTCAGGATACTGATATGTTAGCAAAAAATATAAACCCACAAACTAACAAACCTTATGGCAAGGAGTTTGCACTATTTAATAAGGATGGTGTACCAATAAGATTACAGGAATCTACATTTAATAATTTAGTAAAAGAGTATGAGGATTTAAAAAATGTTGAAAATGCAAAAATAACATTTCAACAATACTATAATTTGCCGACATATGATAAAGTTAGATTTGCATTAAAGAATAGATTAGGTAGTGAGCCATCTGCAGAACAAATAAAAAAAGCTATAAATGCATCACAAGAAGGTGGTACAGGATTAGCAGGAATACTAAGTCCACTTACAGGCGTTATTAAAAGTTTCTTTAGCTCTAAAGCGGCAGAAAAAGGAAAAATAGATCCAGAATCTGCATATGTACAACGAAGAGAAAAAGTAGCAGATGCAGGAAAAACATTAAAAGAGCTAGAAGATTTAGCATCTCCAAAGTCTGCAGAAAGAAATAAACCATTAAGCATGGAGCAGTTACAAAAATATACAGATGCAAGGTCTATTCAAGCTCAGTCACCTCTTCCTACTGCCTTTAAAGGTGTTACTGATCCAATGGATAAAGCCTTACGTGGCATACGAACAGGAAAAGACAAAAAGACTGGAAAAGATATTCCTGTAGTTAGAAGTGTTGATCCACGAACAGGAAAACTAGACCCAAATGCTCAAGTTACCCCTGCTATTATGGATAGAATAATAAAGAATGAACAACAAGTAGCACAACGTACTAGAGATGCTTATAGTGATCCTAGTTTAAGTATAGCAGAAAGAGAAAGACTAATACATGGAGTACCTACAGCATCAGAAGATTTTTGGAGTGGTCCTGCAGGAGGTGGTTCAAATGAACCCGGAAGTGGGGGTGCAACCAGTGGGTTTGGCTTTAGGTCTAACAAAGGTGGTATGGCTAAACCCAAAGCAAAACCTAAAAGAATGAAGAAGGGTGGACTAGCTTCAAAGAAGAAAAAATAAGTTCACAATATGTTGGCTACCTAACTCCCCGAAACACACGGCAACAGTTAGCCCTAACGAAAGGCAAGTAATATGGCAGAAGCAGAAGTAATGACGAAGGAAGCTACTCCTAAAAAAGTAATGGCATTAGCATCTCGTAAGTATTCAAGAGATGACAAAATTCAAAAGGATCAAGAAGAATTAAATAAACTTTTAGCTGAACAAAAAGGTGAAAGCGAAGAAGTTAAAGAAGAGGTAAAGGAAGCAAAAGAACCTGAACCTACTACAGCAGAAGAAAAGACGTTTAAAAAACGCTATGGTGATCTGCGTAGACATGCTCAACAAAAGGAGACTGATCTGCAGGAGCAGATTAATCAACTTAGAACACAGCTTGACAGTGCAACTAAAAAACAAATAAAGCTACCAAAGTCTGACGAGGACATTGAAGAGTGGACAAAGCAATATCCTGACATTGCTGCCGTTGTTGAAACAATAGCTATTAAAAAGTCTCGTGAACAGGCAAAAGACTTAGAGGATAGAATAAAGCAGATTGATGAAATGCAACATTCAGCTACAAAGGAAAAAGCTGAAGTTGAATTATTAAGGCTTCATCCTGACTTTGCTGAAATAAGAGAAAGCGATGACTTTCATAATTGGGCAGAGGAACAGCCTAAGTGGGTTCAACAAGCGTTGTATGATAACGATACAGATGCAAAGTCGGCATCACGAGCTATTGATTTGTACAAAGCCGATAAAAACATTGGCAAGAAAAAAGTAGACACAAAAGATGCTGCATTTGCAACAAACACAAAGTCAGCACGTACTAAACCTCAGACAAATGATGAGTCAAGTTATTTAAAAGAGTCACAAGTACAAAAAATGTCTTCTGCTGAGTATGAAAAGAGAGCAGACGAGGTTATGGAAGCAATACGTACTGGAAAGTTCGTATATGATGTTTCTGGATCTGCAAGATGAGTATAATATATAAACCACAAAAAGAAATGGAGTTGTTTGCTCCGTTTGGACCTACTATGGGATATTTTCGTATGCCGTATGAATTGGTTGAAAAGTTAAATAGTAAAATGTCTGATAAGTTAAAATCTTATGCAGACAATCTGGTGGGCAAAGTATCTGAAGAGTTGGCTTTTGATGAAGAGATACTTGCAATAGCACAAAAGGGATTAGGACAGTTTGTAGGTAAGTATCAAGCTTATACAGATTTTCGTAATTCTATGGGTGTTAAAAAACTTAATACAGAAAACTTTGACTATGGGTTACAAATAGTATCTGGTTGGTTTGTGCGTCAATTTGAAAATGAGTACAATCCATTACATATTCATACAGGTTCTAGGTTGTCTTGTGTGGGATATTTAAAACTACCAGAGGGAATAGAAGAAGAATGGGAAGAAGACTATAAAGACCACCATCCTGCAAATGGACATATACAATTTGCACACGGAACGTCTGCAGGTTATACAGCTACTAATTTTGTTGTTAAACCTAAAGTTGGTGACTTTTATGTATTTCCGTCACACCTTTTTCATTGTGTTTATCCTTTTTACACAAAAGGAGAACGTAGGTCTTTCAGTATGAATATGAACTTTATTGAAATACCAAAGAAAAAAAGTGTTGACAAATAAAGAATTATGTATATAACTATACATATACTACTAATATGCACTTATAACCCCTTTATGGATTACTTATAAGTGTATATAATTTAACAAAAAACAATACGATGAGAATAACCTAGTTTAACTAGCCCAGAGTGTACATCTGCACCTAGCAATAATTAGCCCCTGTATCAGTAATTGTACTTTGTATTTGTTATGAAAAAGAAGGAGGATTAACTATGGCTTTTTCATCTGCGGCAGGTTATGGCAATTTACCTAATGGTAATTTTTCGCCAGTAATCTACTCCAAACAGGTACAACTTGCTTTCCGTAAGTCATCTGTTGTGGAAGGTATAACCAATTCTGATTATTTCGGTGAAATATCAGCTATGGGTGATACCGTTAAAATTATCAAAGAGCCTGAGATTACTGTAAAATCTTATGCTCGTGGTACTACTATCACACCACAGGACTTAGATGACGAGGATTTTTCTCTTGTTGTTGACAAAGCAAACTATTTTGCATTTAAAGTTGACGATATTGAGGAAGCTCACTCTCATGTAAACTTCCAATCATTAGCAAGTGACAGAGCTGCATACAGATTATCTGATCAGTATGACCAAGAAGTTCTAGGCTATCTATCAGGTTATAAGCAATCTGCGTTACATGGCACACCAAATGCAGTAAATACATCTGTGTCTGGTTCTAAAGCTGTTTCAACAGCTGCCTCAAACGAATTGCTTGCAACTATGCAGGTAGACGCTGAAGACTTCAATGGTGGTTCATCAGGTAACTCTATTGTGGTTCAGCCTAGAGGTGCAGGAGATGGCATTGTAACAACTGCTGCTCACGCTTCTCCAATGCAAGTTCTTGCTAGAATGTCCAGAAAACTTGACCAACAGTTTGTTGACAAGGATGGACGTTGGTTAGTTATTGACTCTGTATTTGCAGAACTATTGAAAGACGAAGACTCCAGAATTATGAATGGCGACTTTGTTTCTTCTAAAGATGAACTTAAAAACGGAATGGTTTTCAGTAACCTACACGGTTTTCAGGTTTATCAGTCTAACAACCTACCTCAAATTGGTAATGGTCCAACAGGAGCTACTTCTACTGGGTCATCTCACTTTGGTGTTATTGTTGCAGGACATAGTTCAGCAGTCGCTACTGCAGAGCAAATTAACAAAACAGAGACATATCGTGACCCTGACAGCTTTGCTGACATTGTTAGAGGTATGCATCTTTATGGACGTAAAATCTTACGACCTGAAGCACTTACTCGCCT